GGCGGTACCAGCGCGGGGCGGGGCAACACGGCCCGGTACGGGGTGTTCTGGCACGACGGCAAGCGGGTGTTCGCGCACCGGTGGGCCGCGGTCCACATTCACGGCCTACCGGTCGATGGCGTGCAGGTCGGCCATTGCTGCCCGCACTGCGCCCCCAACACCCTATGCGTCCAGCACGTCGAGCCGCAGACGCAGCTGGAAAACCTCGCCGAGCAGAACGCCCGGATGGCCGCGCGCCGTGTCGAGCAGTCGAACGACGAGCGCCAGCATTGGCTGTTCGTCGCCATCGGCATCCGCCAGTTGCCCGACCCGCCGCCGCCCGACCCCGACGCGGTACCCTTCCACGAGCCGCCCGCGTGGCTCCGACCGTATCTGGCCGCCCCGGTGGCCGACGACGATTGCCCATTTTGACGAGGACACCATGGCACGACCCACAAACGAGGAACGCGCCCGCCGCCAAGCGGACGACCAGTGGCGGCGCAGTATCGCCGAGCACGCGAACCACACCCTGCATGGGGTGCTTACGCATGGCGTCGAGTTGCTCGGCAACACGCGGCATTCTCCGCTGGTCGGCGGTCGCCCCACGCTCGACGTGGAAGGCCCGGACGGCGAGTGGCGGCGGTATTACGTCCGGCTCACGGAGGTAGGCCAGTGACGTTTCCCAAGGTGCAGCCGGACCCGCCGGAGCCGACGCCCGGGGGCTATGTGCCGCGGTACGTCTCGCCGTTCGGACACGTGGTGGGCCTCGCCGAGCGGCTGGGGAAATGGATGGACCGATGCGGGCGCGACAAGACGCTGCCGTGGGTCGGGCTGGGGCTGATTGCGGATTTGGAGGTTGCGGTGCAGATACTGAACATGCGGGAATTTGCGGAGTGGCTGCGCACGCATGGCGACCCCGCGCACGCCCGGTTCGCGGACGAAATCATGCAGGCGCAGGACGCGCTGGCCTTCGCCGGGTACCACACGCCGTCGCTGGCCGAGAACATCGACGGGCTGGACGACGAGAACCGCGCGAACGAGGCGCAGGCCCTCGTGCTCGACGAGGTGCGCAAGGTGCTGGTGCAGACGGGCGCGCTGGCGGCGGACGACAAGGACACGCCGTTGCCCGACCTCGTGCGGGCGCTCCTGTCGTGAGGTGCATGGACTGCCCGATGCTCGACGCGGCGCGCATGCCGCCCGACTGGACGCCCCGCAAACAGTGTTGCGCGGAAGGGCTGGAAATCGTGCAGGCGATGCACGCGGGCCGGTCGCGCGTTGAACAGGCCGCAGTCGATGCCGAGCACCAGCGCAAGAGGCTGGACGACGAGGGCCAGCCCCCGGGCAACCGCCGCGCTCGTCGGGCTGCGATGGCGAAGCGTCGGCGGTAATGCGACCCCCGCCGCATAACTGGACGCCCGACCAAGTGGACGCGCTCGGCAGCCTATGGCGCGCGGGCCTGTCCGCCCGGGAGATTGGCCGCCAGCTGCACGCGTCCCCCAACGCCGTGACGAGCAAGGCGCACCGGCTGGGGCTGCCCAAGCGGGAGGATCCGGTGCGTGGCAAAGCGTAAGGACGACGACGGCCCCGCATGGTTCGCCGCGCTCGGCATCGACAAGACGTGCCGCCTGGTCGGGCAATTTCAGGGAATGGTGACGCTCACCAAGGCCATGGACAGCGACGAGCACACCCTATGGCTGTTCGACTTTCCGCAGGCGACGGGCGACCGCCGCACCATCCGCAACATGTACGCCGACTATCTGGTGGGCGATTGGCTCGAGCGGTACTATCGGAGTTGACGGCCCCGTCATGAACGTGCGACCATGCGGCCGGGCGCTCTTGCCCACGCGAAGGATGAAACGATGGACGATTTGCAGGCCAATATCATCGCACGCACCCTTTCCCCCGGCCAGAAAATGACCATCGAAAACATGGATGGTAAACCTGCCGTGCTGGGGTGTTCGGAAAAGACGGCAATTCGTCTGTTGGCGGCGAAAACGACACGTCCCGCGCTCACGGTGCGAACACCGCCACGCGGCCCGATTCTCCCCGGCCCGTCGTATCGACCGGAGCAGCAATATCATTCGTTCCATCTGAACGCGGATGGCCTCGCCGTGAAAGCCGCAATCGCCCGCCTTGGAATTTAATGAAAGGAAAAATTGAGTTATGGAACGGCACGAACCCGGCGCGGCGCACCATGCGCTTATGGCCGACCTGAACGGGGTAATTTCCCGCTACGAGACGATGCCCGCATTGGAGCGCGTCGCCCTCGTCTCCCAATTCCTTGGCCACCGCATCGGCGAGGTGCCGAGCGACATGTACAGCCCGGAAGCCGTGATGGCCTGCGTGGCGCGCAATCTGGCGCAGGGCAATTCGCAGGGCGGCGCGCTGGCGCTGGCTCCGGCCATCCGCCCGTGAAACGTGCCGCCATCCTCGCCGCCGCGCTGGCCCTCGCGGCCTGCGGCGTGCGACCGGAGGACGCGGGCGACCTGCAGGGGCGGCTATGCGACCCGGCCAGCATGCAGATACGCAACGTGCAGCGTGGACCCGACGCGACCACCGGGCAAATCAACGCCCGCAACGTCGCTGGCGGGTACGCGGGGTTCGTCCCGTTCATGGTGGACCGCAAGACGGGCCATGGGCGGCTCGGCGTCGCGCGCTGGGGCGGGTTGTGCGACCTGCCCGACCCGCAAAAGGAACTGGACGCGCACCTTGCGCTGCTTGAGCAATACGAAAGGAACACCCCGTGACGGCCATCTGCATGAACGTCGATTGCGTGGCGCAGGTCGAACGGCTCGGTGCTGAATGCGACGCTTGCCGCACCGCCCCGCTCGCCGACCCCGGCCCCGGCGGGCAGCGCAAGGGCGATTGGATGCAGACGGCATCGGGCCGCCAGTATTGGCCGCTGGACCCGCGCCCGGAGGACGTGGACGCCGACGATATCGCCCACCACCTGTCCCTGATTTGCCGTTTCAACGGCGCGGTGCGCACGTTCTACTCCGTCGCCGAGCATTCCGTGGGCGTGCTCGAGGTGCTGGAAAAGGACATGCAGCGGCACGGCGTCGATATCGACAACGGGGTGGCGCGCCAATATCGCCTCGCCGCGCTGCTCCACGACGGGTCGGAGGCGTATTGCCACGACATAATCCGCCCCGTGAAACGCCATCTGCCCGGGTATGCGGAGGTGGAGCGCCTGAACATGGGGGCGATTTCCGACCGGTTCGGGCTGCCGCTGCTTTCCGAACTCGACGCCAGCCGCATCAAGCACGCCGACAACGCCATGCTGCTCGCCGAACAGGCCGTGCTCATGGCCCCCAGCCCGCACGAGTGGGCACCGCTCGACGTGCCCCCGCCGATGCTGGAGGACGCGCTGGTTTTCGTCCGGCGCAACCGGGGCGATACGATGCTGCCGCCCCACGACGCCAAGGCCATGTTCCGCGCCGAGTTGTTCGGGCTGCTCGAGCCATGAACGACCAGATGGCCCGCGACCTCGCCGCGTTTCGCGGCACATACAGCGACGACGTGGAGATTGCCGAAACGGGCGTGCTGGTGTGGGCGCGGGCCATCGCGGTTGGCGAGATTATTCAGGTGCCGGTGCATTTCCGGCCCTACACGCCCGCGCCACAGTTGACGCTGGCGCGGTGGCTGGCGCATCGTCGCGACCGATGACGGCTCCCACCTTCCTTGTCCCGACATTCCATAGCGACGAAACCGCGCAACGCTACTGCGCGCAGCTGTCCGTTGAGCAGATGAAACGGCTGTGGGACGACTTTGACGCATGGGAAAGCGCCGACCCGGGCTGCTATCTCCTGAACGCCGTTCACGGCGAAATGAATCGCCGGGGAGAGGGACGGTACGTCGCGGTATGACGTTTCCCGGGTTCGATTTCCGCCACCCCGATTACACGGAGGTGTTCGCCATTCGCGCCGAGCGCCTCCAGCGCATCCGGGCGGACGATAGCGGCGAAATTCTCAAATTCCTGCGCGCGCATTACCGTAACGAGCCGTGGCAATTCATCGACGATTGGGGATGCACGTTCGACCCGCGGTTGGTGGAGCGCGGCTTGCCCGCCATTGTGCCGTTTCTCCTGTTCGACCGGCAGCGGGAGTGGTGCCAATTCGTCGTCGAAAAGTGGCGCAAGCAGGAAAGCGCGCTCACGGAGAAATCCCGCGACATGGGCGTGTCGTGGCTGTCCATGGCCCTGTCGGCGACGTTGTGCATGTTCCACGAGGGCATGGCCATCGGGTTCGGCAGCCGCAAAGAGGAATACGTGGACAAGCTGGGGTCGCCCAAGTCCCTGTTCTGGAAAGGCCGCGAATTCGTCAAGCTGGTGCCCCCGGAATTCCGGCCGGGCTGGCAACCGTCGGACGCCCCGCACCTGCGCATCGCCTTTCCGCACACCGGATCCGTCATCACCGGCGAGGCGGGCGACAACATCGGGCGCGGCGACCGGTCCAGCATCTATTTCGTGGACGAGTCGGCCTTTATCGAGCGCCCGCAGCTGGTGGAGGCGTCGCTATCGCAGACCACCAACTGTCGGCAGGACGTGTCCACGCCCAACGGCATGGCCAACCCGTTCGCGCAGAAACGCCACAGCGCCAAATGGGCGGGCCGGGTGTTCACCTTCCACTGGCGCGACGATCCCCGCAAGGACGAGGCGTGGTACGCCAAGCAGCAACGCGACCTAGACCCCGTGACGCTGGCGCAGGAGGTGGACCTAAATTACTCGGCGTCCGCAGTCGGCATCGTCATTCCCCAGCCGTGGGTGCAGGCGTGCGTGGACCTGCACGTGAAATTGGGTATCGACGTGCGCGGCGAGCGCCGGGGTGCGCTGGATGTCGCCGACGAGGGCTTGGACCTGAACGCCTTTTGCACGGCGCAGGGCATCCTGGTCGAAAACGTCACGGCGTGGTCCGGCAAGGGCGACGATATCTTTGGCACGACCAGCCAAGCGTTCGCCATGTGCGACGTGTTGCGCTTGCCCGGGTTCGATTACGACGCGGACGGGCTGGGGGCGGGCGTGCGCGGCGATGCGCGCGTGCTGAACGAGAAACGCAAGCACCCGCTCGACGTCCAGCCGTTCCGCGGGTCCGGCGAGGTGGTGGACAAGGACAAGGCCATTGAAACGGCGGCGCCGCGGTCGGAGCGCAAGCAGCCCGGCGAGACGGTCCGCCTGAACGGCGACTATTACGCGAACGCCAAGGCGCAGGGGTGGTTCAGCCTGCGCGCGCGCTTCCAACGCGGCTTCCGGGCGTACCAGATGCACCAGGCGGGGCAGGATTGGCGGGAGGCGTACGACGAGGACGACCTTATTTCCCTGTCGTCCAAGATGCCGGAGTTGGGCAAAGTCACCATCGAATTGTCGCAGCCGACGTACAAGCAGTCCACGGCGGGCAAAATGGTAATCGACAAGACGCCAGATGGCGCGCGGTCGCCGAACTACGGGGACGCCGTGATGATTCGATTTGCCCCGCGCAAGCGCAAGGGGGCGTACAAGTTGTCGGCGTTCGCGTCGTAAGGGGCTGCCCGGGGGTTGGCATCGAACCAACCTACCATCGCCAGCGCGACCGCCCCACCTTGGTGCGTTACCCCGGGCAAATCCTACTTGGGCCGGTCTTAACGCTCACGCATTAAAGCACCGGGGCGAATCGGTGCGCCCGTTCGGAAGCCTTGACATATCGGGCATTGCCGTGGCGCGCAACCCCGTGATAATTCATCGCGCTATGGGCAACGTCGTTCCGCTATCCCGCATGCCACGGCGTATCGTCGATGGCCTCGCCAACCTCTACAGCCGGTTGGGCACGTCGGGGGACCGCAACACGCAGTCGTTCTATTACGCCCCGATGCTCACGCAGCAACAAATCGAGGCGGCGTACCGCTCGTCGTGGCTCACCCGCAAGGTGCACGACCTCGTGCCGTTCGAAATGACGCGCGCGGGCCGCGACTGGAAAGCGGAAAAAGACCAAATCGAAAAGCTGGAATCCGTCGAGCGGTCGCTTAACCTTTGGGGCAAGCTACGGCAGGCGCTCACGGTGGCGCGGCTGCACGGCGGGGGCGCGCTGGTGCTTGGCGTCCGGCAGGGCATGCCGAACCAGCCGCTGCGCGTTGATGCGCTGGGGGCCAACACGCTCCGGTACGTGTTCGTGGCCAGCCGCCACCAACTCACCGCGCCGCAGGGGTTCGACATGGACCCGGAAAGCGACTTTTTCGGCCAGCCCGCCATGTGGGAAATGACGGGCGCGCGCGGCCAGCGGGTGCAGATTCACCCCAGCCGCGTCATCACCTTTCACGGGTCGCCGCTCCCGCCCGCCGCCATCACCATGTCGCAGCTGGACGCCTTTTGGGGCGACCCGCTCCTAATCAGCATCAAATCCGCAATCGACAACGCGGAGACGTCGCAGGCCGCCGTGGCCACGCTGCTTCACGAAATGAAGCAGGACGTTATCAGCATTCCGGGCCTTACGGAGCAGCTGGCGACGGAGGGCGCGGAGGAATTGCTGGCCAAGCGAATCGAGGCCGTCGGCAAATTCAAGTCGATGTTCTCGGCGCTCCTGCTCGACGCGGGCGACGACGAGGGCAAGGGCGGGGAAAAATGGGAGACGCGGCAGCTGTCGTTCGCGCAGCATCCCGAATTGCTCCGCTCGTTCGTCGGCATCGTGGCGGGCGCCGCGGATATCCCGGTAACGCGCCTCATGGGCGAGTCCCCCGGCGGCATGCAGTCCACCGGCAAGGGCGAGCAGCACGATTTCAACCGGATGATTCAGGCCAAGCAGGAGGCCGACCTGTCCGGCCCGCTGGCGCGGCTCGACGAAATCCTGTTGCGCTCCGTGCTCGGCGATCGCCCGCCGGAGATTTACAGCGAATTCTCCGCGCTCGTCGATGCCGACCCCAAGGAAGCGGCGGCCATCGAATATCAGGAGGCGCAGACGGCGGACCTGTACGCCCGCGGCAACCTCATTCCGTCGGACGCACTTGGCAAGGCCGTCGTCAACCGGCTGGTGGAAAGCGGGCGGTGGCCGGGGCTGGACCAGGGGGTGGACGACTCCGAACAGGAACCGGGCATGCCGCGCGAAGGCGAGAACGCCAACACGGATCCGCAAAACCAGCTGCCCGCGCCGGCGAACGAGAACGACGTGGCGCAGATGCAGACGCGCCAGACGATCAACCGCGACCAGGCCATGGTGCTGCTCACCGATGCGTCGCCCCGGTCGCTGTACGTCCAGCGCAAGCTGGTGAACGCCGACGAATTCATTGCGTGGGCCAAGGCGCAGGGTTTCGAAACGACCATGCCCGCCGACCAGCTGCACGTGACCATCGTGCATTCTCGCGACCCCATCGACTGGATGAAAGCGGGGCAGGAAAGCGCGTGGGGGAATGACGAAAACGGCAACCTCACCGTCGAGCCGGGCGGCCCGCGCATCGTGGAAGCGTTGGGGGACAAGGGCGCGGTGGTGCTCCTGTTCGGCTCGTCGCGGCTCACGTGGCGGCACGAGGATATCTTGCGCGCCGGTGCGCGGTCCGATTTCCCCGAATATCAGCCGCACGTCACTATCACGTACAAGGCACCGGAGGGGCTGGACCTGCGCACCGTCGAGCCGTTCCGCGGCAAGCTGGTGTTCGGGCCGGAGATTTTCGAGGAAATCACCGACGGTTGGCAGAAAACCATCACGGAGGTTTGAATGGGGCTGACACCAACTAGCTTCCGTCGCAATAGCGTCGGGGCGGTCGTCGAGCAGGGCGGGGGCGGGAGCAGCCCGACCGATCAAATGAGCGGCGGCGTACCGTTGGGGTACGTGCAGATGACGGATTTGGCGCAACCCCATGCGCTCGAGCCGCCCGACGGCGCCACGTACGCCATCATGCAGGCGGAGGGCCAGGCTTTCCGCTGGCGAGACGACGGCCCGGATCCGACGCCCGCGGTAGGAATGCGTCTCGAGGCAACCGGCGAGCTCCGTTACGACGGCGACCTGTCGCTGTTCCGCGTCGTCGGCGAAACCGCCGGTGCTATCCTGAACATTTCGTATTACGGGCGGTCCCCCGATGCCTGAAACCCGTTCGCGCGCTGCGCTTCCCGCCGTCGTCCGCGTCCCCACGTTCCGGCTGGTGTCGGTTGGGCAGCGGTCGGTTCTGCAACTCACCGGGTCGCAGCTGGCGACCGTCGGCGCGTTCAACGGCTTGTACATCGGTCCGAACGGCTACACGTCGAATGCCGACGAGGCCACCGACCTGCGCGGGCAGATGGGGCAGGTTGGCGAAGGCGGCGTGGCAGCGGCTCCCGGCCCCAAGGGCGACCCGGGCCAGACGGGTGCGAGCGCGTATCAGACGTGGCTGGACCAAGGCAATTCGGGAAGTCCGGCCGATTTTCTCGCCAGTCTACGCGGGCCGGTTGGCGCAACGGGGGCGGCGGCCACCCTGCGTGTTCAGGGCGGCAACATTCAGTGGAGCAGCGGCGGTTCCTGGTCGAATCTGCTTGCCGTGGCCGACCTCGTGGGGCCAGCCGGACCGGAGGGGCCACAAGGGCCGACCGGAGACACCGGCCCGAAAGGCGACAAAGGCGACCCCGGCGCGCGGGGCCTTCCCGGGCCGCAGGGTGACGCGGGCGCGCCGGGTCCGCAGGGAGAACGCGGGTTCACTGGCGACCCCGGCCCCAAGGGCGACCGCGGCGACGCGGGCGTGGCTGGACCCAAGGGCGACAAGGGCGACACCGGGGCAACGGGCGGCGCGGGACCGAAAGGCGACAAGGGCGACACCGGCGCCCGCGGACTACAGGGGCCGCAAGGGGATGCCGGACCGCAGGGCATCCAAGGGGCCAAGGGAGACACCGGTGCGAAAGGCGACAAGGGCGACACGGGCGCGACCGGTCCGGCGGGCGGGACGCTGGTGGGCATCGTCACGTTATCGCAGACTGCCGCTATTGCCATTGCGCTCGGCATCCGTGAGGTGACGGCAGCCCTTCCCGGAACTGTCGTCGGCGCGCGGTACCAAGCGTTCTGCGATAGCTACCGGCTGAATGGCGGCGCGCAGGTGGCGGGCCGACCGTCCGGTTACGCCATCGTGGACGCGGTGTGCAACGTCGCGGGGCAAATCACGGTGTCGATTAACGCCCCCGCGCTGGCCATCGGCGCGGCGTACGCACTGAACGTGTCTGTGGTGCGTATCAACGCCTCATAACGAAAAGGCCCCGCCGCGCTGGTGAGCGGGCGGGGCTAGGCGTCCTGTCGTGCCGACGAGGATTAGGGGTTGGCGATTCGCCGTACACGCACGTCGCGTTCGTCGATATGCTCATAATAGCCGCAGCTTTGGTTTACGCGGGCGCGCAATTCGCGCTCCGCTTCCGCCTTCGTGACGCCCGGAGCGAGCGACAGCGTGACGAGCACCTGCACGGTGCGCCGCCGCGCGGCCATTACGACACCTGCCCCAGCACCGCGCCCGCCGCTTCCTTCGCGCGGCGCTGCGCCATGTCGTCCTTGTACGCCTGCTCGGCGGCTTCCTGCGTGGCGATGACGTCGAGCAGGTGGGCCTGCAAATCGGCGTCCTGCTTGTCGGCGCGGCGGTCGCAGGCGAGCATGTACCGCGCGTCGGCCAGCGTCGTGCGGCCTTCGCGGAACCGCTCGTACGCGGCTTCCTCGTGGTCCTCGCCGCCGAGCGTTGCCAAGTCGGGGCAATAGGCGAGCAGGCCCTTGGCCTTGGTGGCCTCGTCGGCGTCGTTCAGCACCACGCCGCCCTTGGTTTCGCGCTGTTTCACGGCGGCAAGGTTGGCGGCGGTCGGCGCGGCCTTCACGGTGAACAGCTGGCCGTCGCGCAGGATGCAGATGGTTTTCGCCATGTAACCCGCGAATTTCTTGGCCACGCGCTTGCGCTCCGTCTCGGCGTCCTGCGCGCCAATCAGGCGACCCACCAACGTTTCGAGCGTGCAGGTGTGGCCGGTGTCGTACGCGGCGCGCTTGGCGGGGTCGGCCTCCCACGGGCCGTCGGGGGCAACGTTCGCGGCCAGCCACTCGTTCACCTGCGCTTCCGTCACCTTGGCGGTGGGCAGCGTGTGGAACATGTCGCAGCCGCCGTGGCCGTGATTGCTGGCCGCGAACGTCGCGACGCCATCGACATAGATGGTGGCGGTGTAGGCGGTCGTTTCCTCCGAAAGCGAACGGGCAATTTTCAGGTTCTTGGTAACAATCTGCATGGTCGGCACTCCGTGAAGCGGCGGGCTATTTCCCGTCCGGCGAATCGCTGTATGCCAAGAGTTGACGGTGCCGTCAACTTTTAATTGCTGCCCCGCCGCGCGCCGCGTGATAGCGTCGGCCCATGCGCATCGACGTAGCCGCCATGATCCGCCGCGCTGGCCAGTACCGGCGACCCCAGCTGGTGCTCCCGGCGATCACGCCGACCAAGGCGCAGGAAACCGACCTGCTCACCATCTATATGCGCGTGGTGCGCGAATGGGGACGCCTCGTGCCCGCCGTGGTTATGCCGACGTACGAGCGCACCGTGTCTGCCTTGGTGAAGGACAGCCCCGACCAGACGCAGGACGATATCGACACCGTGGCCACGGCGCTGAACCGGCTGGTGCTCACCCTCGAGCCGCAGCTGGAGGATTGGGTGGTGCGTATCGAGGAATGGCACCGCGGGCGGTTCGGCCAGCTGTTCACGCCAACGGGCGTCAACCTGTCCACGATGGTGGGGCGCGGCGACGTCACGGCCACCCTGCAATCCGTGCTGGCGGAAAACACCTCCCTAATCCGGTCGCTGAACGACCAGATGCGTAATGGAATTTCTGGCGCAGTTTTCCGCGGGCTGGCCAACCGTAGCGCCGCCGTGGACGTGGCCCGGGAAATCCGCCAGCAAACTGGCATCGGGCGACGGCGCGCCGAACTGATTGCCGCCGACCAGTTGCAGAAACTCACGGGGCGGCTCGACCAGGAGCGGCAAGAGCAGGTCGGCAGCGAGAAATTCAAGTGGCGGCATAGCCACAAGCGGTTCCCACGCCCGGAGCACGTGGCGCGCGACGGCAAGATATATGCGTGGACTAGCGACGTGGGGCGGAACGACCCGCCCGGCCGCGCAATTCGGTGCGGTTGCCGCGCGCAGGCCGTCATCGACTTGGGTTTGGACGACGCCGATTCGGAGTGACGGCACCGTCAACTTTTAGCGCGTTGTCAAGCCCTAAATTCTCCGCTAATTTGCGCAGCCATGACGCTCCTGTACGACCGTGCTACCATCAAAGGGCAGGCTCGAATTACGCCGCAAGGCTATTTCGTGGCCGACGCGCTGGTGGCCAAGGCGAACAACATTCAGGACTATTACGCGCGGGAGTTGGGCCTAACGGACCGCGACCCCAACGCGGTCGTCCGTGTGTTCCGCCCGGAGTCGGAGGTGTTCGCGGTCGATAGCCTCGAGTCCGCCGTGCGGCTGCCCATCACCTTGGACCATCCGCCCGTGATGGTGGATTCCAAGAACTGGCGCGAATATGCCCGCGGCGAAACGGACGGCGCGGTGCTGCGCGACGGCGAATTTCTGCGCGTGCCCCTCCGGGTGACGGACGAGGGCGCGGTGCAGTCCGTGATGACGGACCGGCAGGAATTTTCGCTGGGGTACGACTGCAACCTGAAATTCGAAACCGGGGTGTTTGATGGGCAGGCGTACGACGCCGTGGCCACCGACCTGCGGTATAACCACCTTGCCGCATGCCGCACCGCCCGGGGCGGGCCGCAGCTGCGCATCGTGGACGAGCGCCCACCCGTTCCAACTGGAGGACAGAGCATGCCTTTCGTTATCATCGACGGTATGCCCGTCGATCCGTCGAACGCCGCCGCGGCGGAAACGGCGCTGGTGAACCTGCGCACCGCGCGCGACACGGCCATGCAGGCCGTGACCGATTCGCAGGCTGCGCTCACCACGGCCAACGGCACCATCGCGGCGCGCGACGCCGAGATTGCCACGCTGAAGGACCAGCTGGCCAACGCCAAGCCGACGCCGCAGGCGCTGCGCGACGCCGCGGCCTCGTTCGCGCGCGTTGCCGACCAGGCCAAGCGTCTCGGCGCGACCGTCACCGACGGCATGGACGAACCGGCCATGAAGGCCGCCGCGGTCAAGCACAAGGTGGGCGACGCCAAGTTTGCCACCTATTCGCCGGAGCAGGTCGCCATCGCGTTCGACATGCTGGCGGACGGCCTCGCCGACACCGCCGCGCAGCCGCATGACAGCCTGCGCGACGTCATCGCGACCGGCCCGGCGCAGATCGGCGATGCGGCCACGGAGGCCGTGAAGGCCCGTGACGCCCGCCAGAAGCGGTACGAAACCGCCTATCTCGGCAATCGCGCGTCGGCGCAGTAACAGGGAGCAGCCACCATGGCCGTTGTACAGGATATCTATAACGCCGCACCGGCCACGGGCTTCCCGGGCATGGTCGCGAACGGGGAAACGAGCAATCGGATTTCCCGTACCGTCGAGGACGCGGCGGGCATCGCGTTCGGCAAGCCGGTGTTCGCCGGCGCGGGCGACCGCGGCTGCACCGCAACCGTCAAGACCGCAGACGATTTCCTTGGGTTCGTCATCGCCGACCACGGCCAGCCCGTGCTCCCCGGCGGCGTCGGCCCGGATATCGTGCCGCAGTATCAGTCGGCGGGGATCCTCGCGCTCGGCGCAATCGATGTCGTGGCGCAGGGCGCCGTGACGGACCGCGCGCCCGCGTTCATCGACGCCGCCACCGGGGGCATCACCGCCACCGCCAACGGCAACATCGCAACCGGCTTCCGGTTCGACGACACCGCAGCCAACGGCGCCATCGTGCGCGTCGTGCGCCGCTAAGGGGGAGCCACACAAATGACGCGCATCAATTTCGCCGACGCGCAGCAGGCGCTGGGGTTCCTCACCCCGCAGCTGCTCCGCATCAACGCGGAAATCGACTATCAGGAATACCCCGATTTCGATTACGCCCGGTTCATGTTCGTGAACACGGACGGCGGCATGTGGGCTTACGGGTCCATCTTCTATTCGGGCGATATCGCCGGTCGGCCCGAATGGCTCGACGGCGCCGGGTTCGATATGCCGTACGCGGATATCAGCAC